GCAATAAGAGGTGTCTTTGCAATTCCGTCTTCGATCTCACTTATTGAACTTGTAATATTAACACCATAAGAAAAAGGAAAAATACTCCATAATCCCGGCTTGTCCAAACTTACTAACTTCTGGCCATCCACCCCTAAAAATATCACTGCTTCTGACTCATGTAAAACTCCGATAGCCGACGCTCTCCACAAGTCAAGATTATGATCAGGAAGATCATGTTGTCCGGGAATAGCATAAACTCCTACTTTGTCTTTCTTCGCCTTAACTTTTCCTATAAACTCTTCCAATAACCAATTTGGCCATTGTGACTTCAATCCAATATCTCCGGCAATCAAAATTGGTATTCGGTGCTTATCGGAAAGGTCAAGAATAAACTCGACCTTTTTCCACATAGCCACCAGAAAATCATCTGTCCGACAAACAGGAGCCATAGCGCGAATATGCCAATCAGCAGTCAGAATGGCAGTAGGAGCAGAAGAAGACTTGGCGAGCGGTGTACTGCCTATCCAAGTTCGTGTCCGTTTCATAATCACATCTTTGGGGCGTTGGGATGCGGACCGCTCGTAGGTTTGGTTCCTTCAAAAATTACCTTTTCTTCCCCTGCTGGGCTAAGTCTCGATTCATCCAACCACTGCCAATCACCGAGCTCTCCTTTTTCGGTCAACTTTCTGGAAGCCAGTCCATAGTGATTGCACCCAGTAAAATATTGCGTCCTCCCCATTGCCACTCCTTCAAATCCAGTTACGATGTCTTTTAAAACTGTCCCAAGTTCATGCTTGAATGGTGTCATCATCTTTTTTCTCCTTTCATTTTTTAATCTCTTGCTCACAAAGTGGACAAACATCTGGCATCAATCGGGTGAATTCTTTTTGTAGCTTCTCACGTTCCTTCTCGGTCTGAGCCAATGATTCAGAAGCCTCGGAAACAGATCTAATAAGAGCAGTCAACTCTATCTTATTCGCCCGTAATTTTCCTATACCAAAATTCAAACTCCTTAACCGTTCGAATTCTTCTGCAGCATTCGGTAACCAATCATAAGAAGTAATCTCCTTTTTGGCCCTACCATGATCAGAAACCAAATCAAAAAAGACGTAATACTTCTGCCTTTTATCCTTGATCTCTTCTTCCAAAACTAACAACCGCTTAACCTCTGATTCCATCTCCTCCAAAGGAATCAAGCCTTCCAACTCTTTTCCCACCTTTTCATATTGATCAACGATAGCTGCAAACTTTTCCCATTGGGTATTCTGCTTTTCAATTTGAGCATGAAGATTAAGAAGTCGATCTACTTCCTTTGAAAAAAACAATATATTCTGAACAGCGACTAAAACAATGGCAGTTTGCTCATATTCCTCAACAATAGTTTGAACACCAATCGCCTCTTTATTTAAACATAAGATCCTCTCTTGCAACCGCTCCAATCCCACCAACTTCTCGTCTGCCCCTGGAAGCCAGTCATACAAAACCAACTGCTCCTGAGTCGACTCTAAATCCTTTTTTGTCTGTCCCAAATCTTCTTTTTCTTTGTGTAAGGTAGAAGCAATACTGCTAAGAGCTTGATCAATAATATCTAAATGAGCTGCTTTGTTTAAATATCTTGCTACTTCTCCCGCCGTATTAGAAATCAAGAAAGAAGGATCGGTTTGTGCCTGAAAGTTAACATCCGACAAATTCAATAAATCAAGTACGGGTTGAGGAGGAGGGCCTTTTCCAAAGGCTTCAAATTTCTGTTTATCAATATAATAATAATTTTCAGAATCTGTTCTAACCCGACCAACTCGCTGACCTTCCTTTAGAATGATTTCAACCTGAGTATCTCCGCCCCACCAAGAACGATACTCATCTCCAAGAGGACGGTTACGAAAAAGCCAATCCAACGATTTGAACACAACTGACTTTCCTGCCCCAGTCAAGCCAATCAAAGCATTGACACCTTCGTGAAGATCAAGGACTGTTTCTTTATGGCTTTGAAAGTTTTTAACTTTAATTTGAGAGATCATTTTACAATCACCAAAAGCTCCATTTGTCCAGTTCTGCTGGAAATCTCGTATGGTCGAATTATCTTTTTTTCCGTCTTTACAATCGGTAACACTCCTGTTGGGTGATCCTTTAAATCACTCTCATTCCTGATATCTACCGAATGAGGATAAATTCCTAACCCTTGCCAAAAAGCCTGAGCCAATTCATAACCCCGAGCAAGTACAACCGACTCAACATACCCATCATAAGTCTTCGCTATATAGATCGGCATTATTTCTTACCTTTCTTTTCTCCAAGCTCAATAGTTAAAACTCTTATCCTGCCTTGCAAAAACTCTTTAGTTATAGGAATCCTGACTTGGTAATGATCCAAAAGATACCTCAAACTTTTTAATCTCCTTGAAGTCAATAGTTCATACATAAAACAAAAGCTCTTGTGAGCGGACAGCCACTTAAATTTATGATGGCCCGGACAGCCACAAAAACCATTCTCAGGATCAGTGCGAAGCATCCTATTAGTTATAAACGACTCAATATGATGAGCGTTAAGTCTTTTGGTCACCTTGCACCCGGGAGCCTCACACTTTCTTCCAGCTCGTAACTTTACTACCTGCCGCCAAAGTCCCAAAGCCTGACGTTCAAGCTTTTTAATTTCTTCTTTCTCTTTTTCAGAAGGCAAATTCTCCTGTCGCTTCTCCTTTCTTAAAAACCTCTTGAATTTCTTCTCTGTTTCTGGATTATCAAGATAATTCAACATACTTGGTTTAGTTGGCATTAATCTCCCCTTTCAAAAATTTTTCAAGTCGGACAGAATCGATATACCAACGTCCTCCAATCTTCTTTCCTAAACAGTATTTCCCGATCCACGTCAAAAGAGAAGTTCGGGTGCAGGAAACGCCATGCTCCCTGACTATTTGTATCGCCTGGTTGGTATTGACTAAATTTTCTTTCTTTTTCATATCATCTTTCCTATTGAAATCTCGGCCTTCGAATAACTTGGGTATTAGCCTCTATCTCCTTCCAATAAGCCTCAACTGTATCGACCAACTTCTCATAAATCTGAGGATCATTGTCGGCTACCTCAACTAATTGCTCTCGACTAACCTGCTTATTAAAACTTTCTCCAAAAGCAATCTGAATCCGATCCGAAGGCAAAAATTCTGTCATAGATCCAATGTTGTCCAGTCCGTAATCAAACAAAATATCCACCTCTGCCTCCCGGAAAGGAGGGGCTACTTTTGATCGTTCAAATTTAGCACGGATCGTTATCCCATAAACCCGTTTCTCTTTGTCATATTCTTTTTTCAAACGACCAGCGGTAGAAAGCCACGAAACTTGGTGGGTGTAAAAGTCCAGAGCCTTGCCTCCAGCCCGTATCTGCTTCTTCTCAAACATCCCGGCATTGATGTTATCCCTGACTTGGCTGATTAAAATTAATGTAAAATCTTTTCCTTGCATCTCTGAACAAAGATTATTAAAGAGATCGGCACTAAAATATTTAGCCCTCTCAGTCCCCGTCCCATAACTCCCCTTTGCCTTTTCAGCCTTCTCTCCATCAGCCAAAGGTTCGTCTCTTTTGATCGACTTGTCCAACCGAACCTTTCCGGCTTCAGTTCCAAGAGAATCAATTGAATCCAAAATTCCGAGAAATTGTTGTCCCAATTTATGAGCACGGACACGTCGAAAGACATCCCTTCCCCACTGCTCCGCCGTCTGGCACTTATCCGACCATTCAATGGATTTAGAGAATGATGGTCCATACATTTTTTCAAGGGGAAAATCCATCACGGTCTCTTTATTCCAATAGACGATATCGATCTTCTCAACCTTCGGAAAGAGTTTTGTCTTGATCTTCTTCCCATAATAATGAAGTTGAGCCGCAGCCTCAAGGGCAAGGAGAGTCTTCCCGGTTGAGCCATCGCCTACTAAATTAATAATTCTCCCTCTTGCCCATCCTCCATCACGGGCCTTCTGAGAAGCTGCAAGATTAAGAATGATAGACCCGCTATTGATAAACTCTACTCTGCCTTTCTCCAAAACAGGAGGAAGAGTATAGACTCTATGTCTGACCTGATCAATCAGAGAAGAGCTTTTTTGGCCTGAATCCCCTCTTGTTCTTGTTTTTTCCACCATACTTTCAACCCTCCAAAAACAAATTCTATATAATTATGATGCTTACCTTCTTCTCGTCCGGCCTGACGGCGCTGTCGTTGTCGGCTTCTCAATTTCCTTTACAGGTGGATGCTTCTCTGCTTCCTTCGACAATTCCTCACACCGTTTTAAACATGCTTCATAAACCGTTTGATTGCAGGCCTCATCTTTACAAGCCTGAATCTTACCACAATCTTCACCTAACTTTCCTCCTGCCGGACATTCATCTAACTTTGGAGAAACGACTTCCTTTTCTCCCCTTGTTCGAACTCCTTTGGAGGCTTCTGTCGGCGGAGAAGACTCTGTTCCTGGTCTTGTCCTACCACGGGGAGCTTCCTGCTCAATAGGAAGAGAAGCTTCAGGTTGCTCAACACCTTTATTATCCCCTTCTTCCAATCCATAATGAGCCACGCGGATTTCTTCGTAGGTTGGAATGATCAAGGCGCTATCGAGGGAAGGCAATTTGCTAACGACTGAATCGTCGTAAGGATCTCGTTGATGAAAGGTAATTCCCTCCGCCTCAATAAACGTGATGTTTCCCAACTTCTTTTCTCGGCCTTTAAATTCAACCGACCGACCATCCTGAAGGTCCCAAGGAACAACCATCCCTCCTTCATCAATAGTGACTTTTAGTTCATCCAGAAGGTACTTCTCAAAAAGCTCATAACTCATCTCCCAAAGCTGAAAGCCTTTGTTCGGATCATCATAGTCATAGATGATATAAAAGTCTCTCCAAGAAGGCTGACAACTTTTGGCTCTCTTCTCGTCAAACTCTCGACTTCCATCCTTTCTTTTTTGAAACTCTGCGAACATATCTTCGCAAATAGGATCATTCTTTCCCCAGGCTTCCCGAAGACAAAGCATCAGATCCTTGGCAGGACCAACACTGCCATGACGGGCAATCTCCAACTTATAATCATAATCTCCTGGATCAAGACCCGTTACAACCCCAGACCGAGTATGAAGGTTTTTATACCAGGACTGAGTTACTTGCCATGGCATGATATCAATATAATTCTTATCCCTGCCACTTCGAGGAGTCCAAACCGGCAACTTAATCGCCCCTAAAGCAAGGAGGCTTTTGCGCCCCAATCCCCGACTATCTTTATTGACCGCTGCTTGGTGGGTTCTGTTCTTTAGTTTTTCTTTCCAATCGCTCATAAAAATCCTCCTTTTTTTTGAAAAAAAATGAGATTAAAATACTGGCAACAACAATGAACACAATTGCTACAAATATGATTAGACTGATTATGAACATATATTTCCCTTAAATTACTTTCATCAAAGCTAAGAGAGAACACTTAAGTAAACTGAGTTTTTCACTTTAATGGCTCGCTTTTCTATTTTGGGTTTCTTTGAGATTATGGCTCGCTTCCATATTTTGGTTTTCTTCGCCACTCTGGCTCGCTTTATCTATGGGCTTCTTCGAATTGATGACTCGCTTGCTCCATTTGGATTTCTTATCATGGATGGCCATCCTCTATCTTCGGCCTTGATAAAATTATCATGACCAAGATGATTATTTGCATACGGTAATGCCGTAGACAATCCTTTCCACTCTCTCCACGTTGCCCATAAATGAGACAACCACAATTTTATCATCCTATAAATCGCTTGACCTTCTCTTAAATCCTTACCCTTCAATATATCATAATCCTGGCGATACAAACTATCTTTCCTCTCCAATGTAATTTTTAAGGCCGCATACAAAGGTGCATGAAACGCCCTCAATAGACCAGGATTAGATAATCTCTTACCATCTCCATTCGGTCGATATCCGAGATACGACCAAAGAGATGATACCGTGTCAGCCAAATCAATCTTTACATATGACAAAAGCATGGCAGCGGTTATCTCACCCAAACCAGGAGCCGTCTTCATGAACCCATTCCACTCAGGAGCCTGCCGAACCAACTTGATCACTTCCTTTTTAGTCTTCTTTTCTTTCTGTTTCAACACCTTTAATCTTTCATCCATATCCTTAAACTGCTCATCTCTGATGTAAGGAGAAGAGGTGGTATTTTGAATTTCTCCTCGATAGCTTCCAATCATACGCTCCATTCTTCCAGCTTCTACCTGCCAAAATTTATATTCCTTATAAGCCATACGAAGTTCAGGTTGTGCCGAATTAGGTGAGATATTATGTTTCCTTGCATGTTCTTCTGCCGAAATTAACTCTACTTTTTTTGGATCTTTCTTTCTTCCATCAGGATGATGCTTATGGATGATTGCCTTTTTTATAGGGGCTGTCCTAACAAAATGAGTAGTCATTTTCATTTCTGTCCTCTTCGTTGACGAGGTTGATCAACCTGCCCTGGTTCCTGGGAGGCTGGCTTATTCATTTCTTCTCGCATCCGACTTGAGACTTTATCTCTGGCTATATCAACAATGCGTTTTCCTCCAGGGATATCTCTCGGTTCTTTCGGACCAGAAAAATAACTTCCCAACCACAACTTGACTTCATTTTCTAAAGCTGATCGTTTGTGATCAAGAGCCCGAACCGCTGATTGAAGCATGTTAAGTTCGTAATTAGACTCGGTCAAGTCATTAGCTGCTTCTTTATATTCGGGTTGAAGAAGAATAGCAAAAGCTATACTTGTTTCTGTTACCTTCTCCGCTGTCACGTAATTAGATGGAGTCAAACGAATCTTCTTATCCAGCTCTGCTTTTATCACCTCCAATCTTTCTTTTAATTGATCTCGCCGTTTTTGAGCATCGGCTGCCATAGAACTATACTTCATGTAAAGCCCTGGCTGTCGGAGCCACTCCTCATCTAAACAATAAGGATCAATGGCAAGATCTTGTTCATACTCTTTTTCTTTCATTATTCACCCCTTTCATTAAGCTCTTTATACCTATATTATATATAAAAATTAAAATTCTTAAAGAAAATCTTCTCCTTAATGTGAATTCCAAACCTTACCTCACCGCACCTAACCTTACCACGCCCGACCCCACCTTGCCCGACCCCAACCTCACCATACCTCACCTCACCTGATTAAAAATCTTTTCCAAACAACCATCAATACTATTTTCAATCTCCTTGCCACGGAAACGTAAAATCTTCCAACCCTTGCGGCTAAAATATACATCTCTCCTCTTATCATGACTGTTATTCAATGGATGATACTTCTCTCCGTCACATTCAATCAATATCTTTTCCTTTGGAAGAGCAAAATCAATAACATACCCATAACGATTGCCATCACTAAACTGGAATGCAGGATCTAATCCAGCTTTTTTCAAAGCAACTTCCATCAATTTTTCATAACAAGAGCGGTATCTCATGTTAGTTATTTATTCCTTTTCCTCTGTTCACCTGAAGCAACCTGAAATTTCTCAATGATAAACTGACCAAACTCAGGTCGCCCATCTCCAACACCAAGAAATTTTCCTCCATATTCCAAGATCTCCTTTATCTGATCTGCATGAATATCATCATCCAATAAAGTAATCTCAAACTCAGCAGACCAATCTCGGAAAAGAGGTCTATAACTTAACACTCTTGCGCCGGTTCTCGGTGGAATTCTCACATAGGATTCATAAGCTTCAAATTTTTGAGGGGAGATCAATATCCATGTAGGATTGACACGAATCATTGCCCGTATCATACCTGCATAGGATCTTTTCCCTTCATATTTGAAGTTCTTTCCTGCTTCCCTGAGAACCGCAGAAATATAAGTGGAAGGAAAAACATATTTGCCATCCTCGATGTAAAGACGTTTCTTGGCATCTTCGGCAGAATATGTCTTCTTTTTCCTCTTCCCTTCTTCCTCAGTCTGCTTGGCAGTCATCAACCGATCACCTCTAATCTTAACTTCAATAACTTTCATTCATCCTCCTTTCTTAATACCGCTCTTGTTATGAAAAGATAAAACCATACCTCACCAAATCTTACCCCGCCGTACCTTACCTAACCAAACCGGATCTCACCTTACCAAACCGCAATTACACTACTTATTATATTATACAGGAAAAGTCAAAATTTTAAAAAGGAACATCCTCCAAATCAACTAACGTCTTAAAGACACTGAAAATAAATCCTGATTTCCCATTAGCATAAAATGGCTCTTTAAAATTTTCAAAAACCAGTGCCGCTCTTACATCCTCCTCCCCTTTCATCAAGCGACTTGCAGCCAGACCAATTACAGCCCGACGTGGAGATTCAGGATTTGAAAGATCCATCTGAGATAGTATAGATGTTAATCGATTCCACGGATCTCGTTTTATAAGAGAATTATAAAGATCCAAAACTTGTTTTTCTGAATAAGCAAAAGAGATAATAGCTCCTTCCATCTCCTCCAACTCCATGTCAACAATCTGATCCAAAATTTTGAGTGCATCACGAGGACAACCATCCGAAGCTTCTGCAATCTTCTTCAACATCGTCATTGAAATATGATCAACCTTCTCCTGTTTCAATACTCGTTGAAGAAGAGAAATCGTTTCCTTTTCAGTTAAATATTGGACTTCAAACGTATGACAACGACTACGGAGAGCAGGAATCAACCGGGAGGGGTCTGTCGTGCATAGTAAGAAATAAGCATGCACTGGAGTGTCCTCTAAGGGTTTAAGCATTGCATTTTGAAAGTCAGAAGTCGTCATATGAACTTCATCCAATAAGTAAACTCTGGACTTTCCCATCATGGGTCTAAATCTTGACCCTTCCATAATCGACCGAGCAGTCCCAATACCCCGATCATTGGAAGAATTAATCTCAATAAAATCATTACCCCGACATTCAAGTAAATTAACAATGATGCGAGCAATCGTAGTCTTACCACAACCTTTAGGGCCTTGAAGCAAGACCGCATGAGGCCAATCACTTTCCCGGCTATAAATAGCCTTAAGACTGGCGATAGTTGATTTGTTCCCCAACATTTCATCAAAAGACTTTGGCCTATAATCAATATTAAGTGGCATTTAAATCTCTCCTTCCTATCATCATAACCTTTCTCATTCATCCATATGATTAATTTCTTTTTGAACTTCTTGGTTAAACTCCTCTATTGTTCGGCCAAGATGTCGACAAGTATCCCTAACCATCTTTTTCCACCAATCGGCAGCATTTTTCAGACCACCAATACAAACAGTATTAGCCACCAGGACCCACCAGGGGTGAGCATTAGCATCAAGACATTCCCTACAGTAGGCACAGGAAACCGGAACTCCGGGAACACAACAAACTCCTATCGCCCGATTCTTATTACAAACTTCGCAAATAGGCATTTCTATCTCTTGCTTCATATTAATTCCTTCTGCTCTGCTAACCAAACCGGAACCTCCACTATATTTGACCAGAGACGAAAATCTATTTGACTTTTCGGTAGCCAGTACTTCTTGTTTTCTATTCTTATATGTATAGCTTTTGATCTATTCTCTACTAACTCATCAAACATAATCTCAACCATTCCGCTCGATATAATCCAATTTGTTCTCATGTTTACCTCTTCTCACATTTGATTTAATCGGGAAAGGCCGCTTATCACGCCTGGATTTCTTCGCTCTGTTAGCTCGCTTTAAAGTAATGAGTTTCTTTATTATATTGGCTCACCTTTCCCGATATCATATTTTTAACTTCTCACTCCCCTTATATTATATAAGAAAACTAAAATTTTTGAACTATGTTATCAAGTTATTTGCTTGTTAAAAGCCTCTGCAAATACTTCTATTCCCTTTTGAAATGAAATGATATTAGAACGTCGATTACGAAGAACCGCCGACGGATGGACACACCAGACAACCCAAGCCTTCACCTTTTCAATCCACTCTATCTGCCCACTTATAGAAGTAATACCCGACTCTCTTCCGGTCAAGGCATAAAGAGGAAGATTGCCAGTAGCCAAAATCAATCGACAGTCCATAGAAAGAATTTCACTCTTCATCCATCGACTGAAGCACTCATCAATTTGGTCTTTAGAAGGAGTTCGAGCACGACGAGGCCAGCACTTGCAGCAGTTTCCTACATGAATCATGCGACGGGTAATTCCATATGGTTTCATTTCGTCCCAAAGCAACTGGCCAGCATCTCCAACAAAACCTCTACCTTGTTCATTTTCTTCCTTTCCAGGAGCTTCCCCAAGAGCCAAAACGTTATACATACCAAAAGACGAAGACACGACCTGACCTGCCTGCTGTCGTAATGAGCAAGCAACACACCTTCTAACCGAAGGATCAATTAACATTTGTTTCCTAACGATCTTAACCTGACTTCTTTTATCTTCTTGCTCTCCAATCGAATACTGAAAATAATCCAGAAGGTTTTCTGGTCTGGCAGATGGGGCAGGATCAAACGCACAAATATCAATTAACAACT